CAACTTACGTGGCATCGCCGCGATCAATAGACCGCGCTCATCAGTCCAACCTGCGATCTGAATAACGGCGGCTTCAAGAGAAGTCTCGTTAAGGTCAGCAGCAACGGCTGGAGTATTTGAGTTAGTTCCACCAGAGACAAGTGGGTGGTCAGTTGCACACAATACTTTACCGTCACCGTAAGTTACGCCTGATCCAGAGAACGCATTGTTCAATACTGAAGCAGCTTTAACTTGTTTGGTGTACGCCATCGCACGAGCCAACGCTTTTGTGTAACGTGCAGACAATGAGTCATACAAGTTATCTTCAATAGCTTCCTCAGTGATAGAGAAACCCATTGCGATGGTTTCGTGTGTGTAACGTGCAGTCCACGCTTCTTGAGCATTATCGTACTCGATTGCAGAACCTTCGTCTTTGACTGGTGCCGCTGAGAACCCCGATAATTTTGTCTCTTCCTCAAATGAGCGGTCTGAGGACTCTGTTTCAAAGATTTCGGCGTGCTCTTCGCCGTATTTTGCGTACTCCATGCCGAACAGAGCGTTCAGTCCGGGAAGGAGTTCTTTAAGTAACTGGGCGCGAGAAATAGCCATGACTCATCACTCCTTATACGCCAGTCGTGTTGTTAAACTGATGTCCCGCGTTCCATTTAACGTAGGCTTCAGTGTAACCACCCGAACTGTTCTTGGTTTCCTCAACCAAACCGACGATGCGGAAAGGAAGAGTATTTGTAGTTGCAGACGTATCTGAAATACCACCACGAGAGTTACCCGAAGTAGAATCACCAGTGTTGTCTACACCCGCGACGTTGGCACCAATGTCTGTCTGTGCAAGGTCACCGATTGTCGTACCAGACGACAAAACAGCAGCTTTGAACAGGAGATCAGTACCATCTGCAACAAATGCTTCAATATCATCTGCTACAGTGCTTGCAGGGTACGATTGACGCCAGACCTTATAACCAAGGTTAGGGTCAGTGTACGTGCAACCAAGGAAGACACCAACAGGTGTCATGGCAGCGTCATACGCATCGCGTTCGACGGTGCCTCCGGTAACCAGTTTAACAGCGTCTCCGTAGAAGATAGCCGTAGCGTAGCCACTTGCAATTTTGAAGTGACGAGTTACGCCCACGAAAGGAGAGCCGCTCAACAGTTTCACCGGAACTAGGCCATAAGGCCCGCTTACAGTAGGATAAGCCATTTTTAGCTCCTATTAAGTTCCGTTACCAAAAGTAACCTTCGTCTTCCTATCATTAAAGAGAGGCATACGAGGGTCGTTCTCTCGCATGAGGTTGTTGTCAACGGACTGCATCTGCGAATGTGTCTGCTCTTTATAGTAAGCATTACGTTCATCGACGAGTTCTGCTGGAGCTTTACAGAGCAATAGGCCACCAATTACTACGTTGTCTTTGAATCTATCGTTTTCGATAGTTACCAACGTAATCTCTGGATGGTCTGTTGCCTTTACAGGCTCCCAACCTTCACGCAGTTTGGAGGAAACATTCGTGGCATCAACGGTACCCAACGAACTCACTCTAACCCAACGAAATTCATAACCCGGCTCGGGATTCGGTGCGGGTAACACCTCTGGACGCTGCCAAGCCTTTTTACGGGTCGTTTTTTCACGAGATTCGTGTTCTCGATTTATACGATTTTCAGCCATTTTCTTTCCTCATATCTAATGCAACCTGTTTGGCGTACTGTTCAGGGGTAAGACCTAAACGCTTTGACAAAGTGAGCTGTGTTTGCGTGAGCCTAATTTTCTTAGGCGCTGTGCTCCGCGTAGCGGGGGCAACCACATTCGACTTTCTCTTTTGTTTACGTTCTACCTCCGGTTCATCCTCGAAATTCTCGGGGAATAACTGTCGCATACGAGTATCAATTCGCTCGTAGTATTCATCACTCTGAGGGTTTATGCCCTCTTCGTTGACAAGTTTGTTGTGCAGCCCCAAAGCATAGCTTGTCATCTCGATGTCCTGATTGAACCAAGGGTTAGCTTCTTGCCAAGCTAGGCCCTTCTCGTCAATCTGAACAGGCTCTGGAGCGGGTTCTGTTGCAACCTTAGCAGGAGTTTCATCCTCCTGTAAAGCTGGTAACTTGAAATTATTTAACCTATCGGACTTAATCTTAG